CCATCCCTTGTTATCTGATTCTTTCTGTATGATCCCCATAATCATACTCATATTCATATTCATCATCTAGCTTGTCAAAATTACGTTGCTTCAAATATTTATCGATATTCTTATCATGGCCGCGGGTTTCTCTACTTTTACGAAATTTGTAAAAATGTGTTTGCTGTTCTTCATCATCAATACCAGCTGATGCCTTTTTAAATGTCCTGCCCATACTAATTATTTCTCCGTAATATTAAACAAGTTGGGAAATGCTTCGATGACAACCTTTGCCGTGATTCCCTTGAACGGCAATTTTTTATCTTTAACACAGTTGATGAGTTTCGCATCATTGGGATCGATCGACTCTATCAGTTGAATAAACAGCGATTCACGTCTCAATTTAGTTAAACTAGGATTGCCCCCCTCGACAAACAAATACAAACGACGTGCTTCCGTGTATAGCATTCCTTGCTGATCAACGAAAGGACATGGTTTGAAAGGGGGAGCTCCTTTTGGCAACGCAAATTTGATTTCAGGATCAAATGCGTATTTGAGAATTGAAACCAGAGGGCCATTGGCTACCTCTTTCAATTTTTGAACCTTGTCGGCTGGTGTTTTTTGTTTCGATACCTGTTCGAGCAGTTCGTATATTGACATTCTTTTCATTAAAATTCACCCACATTTTCCATAAAGTTTTTTAACTTTTTTGATATAAAATAATTGAACATTCTTTGTCTGCGGATTGGTGACGTCTTTTTTTCTTCGTTATATATTGAAACAGTCTTTTCTTGTATATCTGCAGGGACGTTGTGTAGATCGATTAATAGTTCATTTCTCTTATAGTTACGTTGTACTGATTCCGGTTGTTTATCATAATCAAAATTTACAATAAAGTTCTCTGTTATTTTTTTCTGTCTTGATCCGTTAACATAACTATCATCATCCGAAAGAACATTTGGTACCCCGTCTCCTTTATCTCCTTTTATGATATGTCGTTTAACAAAATCAACTGGGTTGTTTTCTTTTATAGCCTTACCCTTTATTGAGCAATACTGTTCAACATTGGGATATTTCTGCAACTGGACAAAATCTTTGTCGCCAGATATAATAACAATTGGCTCTACATCTTGTCCTATTGTATTATTTATATTCAAACTGTGTTTCATGACAAGTGATGCTATTATATCATCTGCTTCAGCACCATCAATATGAATTACGATATATGAAAAATTCTCTTTCAATTCATCACGTACTTTGTTCAACACGTCGTATATTGCATTCCAATTGAACTCAGAACTTTTTCTTTCAGATCTGCGTTTTGCTTTATAGTAAGGAAAGCATTGCCTGCGCCATGTGTTCTTACCATCGCAAGCAATTACAATGTCCCCACTAAACTGCTGTCTAATAACCCTGATCTTATTAAGGATCATGTATCTGACCAAATTCTCTTCTAATTTTGTATCAGCGTGATTGCCTAGCTGTGCCATGATATTGGCGATTGCTAGTTGATTAAAGTCAATAATAATAATGATTGCACCTATTAAATTTCAATGCCTTTTTCTCGAAGAATTCCTTTAAGAACTGGAATCCAGTGATTTTTACACATTTCCCAATTATAGAATATATTAGCATAGCTACTCTGACTTGTCAACCTCGAACGTATCCCTTCACTAGAAATATTTTCTATAGCAGCACATAGTTGATGGTAGAAAGCAATTGCGTGATCTCTTTTATTTTCATGGTATTGATACATCCATGTCCAACCAGCAGCTGTTTCGTACAACGCTCCAAAATTACTATGGACACATAACAAACCAGCAGACATAGCTTCCATCAACGATCTGCAACTTGTTTCCATCCATATAGACGGATAGGCAAATATATGAGCGTTCTCTACATACTCTCTAACAACACTATGTTCTTTGAACCCGTGGTAAGTGACTTGTTTGTTATTTTGTAACATATCGATAACATTTTTGTACTCGGCATCACGTTCACTCCAATCGTATATTTTGAAACTCGAGAATACATCTAAGTGAATATTTGTATATCTTTCACACAACTTATCGAACACAGGAGCTAATATTTCAAGACCTCTGTGTGGTGTTGTGTGGTAAATCAAATTAATTGTTTGGTCGTATTGTTTTTCTTTATTGAGCAACGGTTCGATAGCATTGTTGATTACAATGCATTTTCGCCATGGTATGCCGTAGTGGGAAACGAACTGTTGCATTTGCCAATTTGAAACAAAAATAAGTTTCTCGTATTGATTGTAGCCGCCTGCTTTCAAGTGATCGCATTCTGGATCACCAACAAGATCGTGAGCCCAATAAATAGGAATCTTTCCTGGTTCGAGACCTCTGTTCCTGCTAGGAACAATGTGGAAGTGATTATAGATTTCTTCAGGGATGTGGCGTTTGAATTCGTCGATTAGAAGTTCAGTTCCGCCTTTGGCTTGGGGATTGACCTTTTCAAGACTCATTATGAAAGCTCCGCCTCGATTGTCTGGATTTTGTTCAAATCGAACGACCTCCATCCATTGTTCTCACAATCCCACACAACGATCAGATCTTCGCTCACTTTTGTTTTTGTGCGTTCAGTTTTTGCTTCATATGGGACAACAACATTTTCTTGCAATGTGCATTTCATCACACGTTCCGAACCATCTTTCTTTTGAAACGTCACTGACACCTGTTGCGTTCGCAACAATCCCAAAAGCCATTCACGAAGTGCTTTTTTGTCTTTCTGTTTCCAATCTTGAACGCTCATTATATTCTCCATATTTACAAATAAAATAACTATCAATTAAATCTGATGACGGGTTCCATTGTTTCTCCGTCATCTTCAACACGTCCTTTATATCAAATTTTGTTTCAGATATGAAACTGTCCTGCATTTTTTGTTTATCAGAATTTCCTTTGCCAGTAGCAAATTTTTTGATTACTGTTGGTGGTATTGTTTCGTATTTGATATTATTTTTCCACATCAAATACTTGCAGACTCCACCATTCTCGGCTATATTAAAAATTCTGCCAACTGATCCATAACTATAGTCTTCTACAAACACTTTGTCAACATTTTTTGATTTGCACACGTCAACAATCCATGTTCCGATATTATTGAATCGTTCCGGTTGTTCGTAGTAGTCTGGAAACAGTTCACCATGGAGCTTTGGATGGACGTAGAGATACTTTTCTTTTGATGTCAGAAAATAAAACTGACATTTATCAAAACAAAAATTGTCACCTTCGAACAAGCACAATGCAGGTGATTGCATTGACAAATCGATTCCTAATAAAGTCATAATTCCTCCCATCACTTATATAGGAGGAATTTATATTAATCCTAATCAAAGTCGATACAATTGAGTTTGACTTTTGCTTCTTTGAACATTTGTTTTGTTCTTTCGAAACTTTTCTGCCATCGATCTGGTACATTGTTTGGTGCAACAACTTTCTTTATTCCGCTCTGAATGACAATTGCGGCGCATCGAGAGCATGGCATAAAAGGATACGTATACAGGATCGAATTGTTAACATTGCGTTCAGCGAAGAGGATTGCATTGATTTCAGCATGGACGATCATTTCGAGCTTTTCGTCTCTGTTTTCAAGTCTTTCGTCGTCTTTGATTCCTTTTGGGAATCCGTTGTATCCAGTTGACAGAATTCTTCTATTGCTATCAACAATCACAGCGCCGACTTTTGTTGAGGGGTCTTTTGACCATGTTGAGATCGTTTTTGCAAGTTCGATCAGACGACAATCCCAATTGTTGTGTTCAGTCTTCACTTACGCTATCATCTTTAGTGATAAAATTCAAGTTTAAATTCGAATTTTCGTCTTTATTCAAACTATCATCTTTATTCAAACTATCATCTTTATTCAAACTATCATCTTTAGTGATGAAACTCATTTTTTTGTCTTTATCCCAATTTATCAGATATTCGTTATCGCGATCGAAGATTTCGAAATATTCGCTTTCGGTGATCACGCGATCCGAGACAATTTGTTCGCCTAGAAAATGCTGGCTAAGTTCTTTTGCTTCTTCCATTGTGACTGTGTCGAGTGCCCATTCAGATTTTCCTTTTGGAACCTCGACGCAATACCTCATACGATATTGACAAACTGTTTCGACAAGGACGAGTTGTTTTTCCAAATTTTTCTTTTTAAGAGTAAATGTGCCGTTTTTATTGTCAATCCATTCGATCCGGTCTCCTGGTTGCCAGTTTAGTTCGTTTGTCATTTCATCAGGGAGCACGATCATCAATTCACCGTTTTCATCCTGTTCAACAGGTACTGTATATTGTTTTTCCATTTTTGTGCACCTCACAATTGTTGAGTTTAGTTGTCTGAATTGTAGTTTGGGGTCAATAGTGCTGATTGATTGTTTGCTCTTTCTAGGATGTCAATCATTTCTCCGATAGTTTTTCCGGTATCTTTGCATGGGGCATCATATTGAAACAACGATCGTTTTGCATAGTCTTGCAACAAAAGTCTTGCTTTTGTTCTGTCTGTTGCCGACATATTTTTTATTCGAACGGGGTTTTGTTCTTGAATGTTTTGAAACGAGCAAACAATGTTCATTTCGTCCTTTGTCACAAATTGCATTTATCTTCCTTTATACCTATTATTGACAACACTGTTATTATACACAATGTTTACAGCAAGGTCAACAGTATTATAAATATATGTATTGATTTCAATGAAAACAATTACAGAAAAGGAGAAGTAGTAATGAACCTCCACAACAAGAAATTCAGTGAACTTTTGTTTCAGATCAACAATCCTGGTGTTGTTCGGCAAAATACGCAAGTACAACAAGTAGAACAACGCGATGTTGAACAACTTGAAGAAGATGTCTTTTCGTTTATCTTTGACGTTGTCAATGACAATTATGTTCTTTCTGAGGACACGGTTGAACCGACTGAACAAGATCTTTACGTTCTCAGTCTTGTGATTGAATATGCAGTTCAGAACTCTCAAGATCCTGACATTGAGGAAATTGTTGAGCAACTTTGTCTTGATGAATCAATTGGTTCTGCAATTGCGACAGCTGTCCATGGGGTCTCTAGTTTTCTTGCCAAAAGAAAACTTGGCAGCACTCAACAGAAACTGCAAAAAGCTTCAAACAAATTGAAACAAAGTCAGAATGTGACGAAATCCGCAGGTAGAGCAAAAGGAGTG